ATTGAGTACTCTTTATACTTCTTTTTTATAAGTGACTTGTTGAAGTTTGGACTTTCTTTCTTTGGTTCTTTTATCCATTCGTTTCGTAGAACACTATACTTTGATGCAGATACCTGTTCTGCCCCTATATCTTCAACATATAACTCAACATCAAAGTTTTTCATCACAATGTCGTGCTTGCTATTCCAACCAGTTTTAATCGCATCAAACATCGCCTGTGCGTCTTCTTTGCTCATATCAAGTTTGGAAAAATCAGTTGATATATGTAGATCAATATCTGAATATGGCGTCCAGTTATAATTGGTAATAGAACCAATAAGAAGTATGTCTTCTGTCTTGATGTTTATATCTTGGTTCTTTTTTAAGTCCTGCACAAAATCCATCGCGATCTTGATGAGCGATTTTCTTACTTCGTCATCAAGTCTCGCACCATCTTCATTGATGTTCCATATAGGAGCAAGTTTGTCGTTGTATAAAGGATAATTCATCTTCCACCTCGTCTGTTTGCTACATCCATCCATTTGATTACTTCATTGCGAACAACTTCTGCTATATCTTCTGAATACTGAGATATAGGAGTATCTGCTGCTGTAAGGTCTTTATGTTGATGTGCTACAATATTGTTTTTTATTAATACGTCTGCAAAAGCCTTGCACGCCTTTTCAAGCATAACCATGTCGGATACATGAAATTGTTCTTTTAGCAGCAAAGATTTTAGCGAAACGTGATTCATACAGACACAATCTGTTTAATCTTATTTATGCTGCTCGCCGCATCTTTATGTAAAATAGCAATTCTATTTTCACCGGAATTTTCCCAAGCAGTTATATTCTTGTCTGTATCATCAAGTAGTATATGAGTAAGTCTGACATCCGCTCTATCAATGATATATTGTGGCTTTGATACGCCGGACGAAGCAATAATAACTTGAACACTTGGGTCTATATGCTTGCGTATCCATGCAGTTTTCTGCTCTTTTATTTTTGTGCCGATGCCTGCACTCAGTACAACAGCGGGTGGATCTTTGAATCTATCTTTTATATAATCCCAAAGAACTTTAGCGTCTGGCAATGGTTCTAGGTCAAGCCAGAAATTAGGATTTTTATTTACTACTTTCCAAAAAGTGTTTTTGCCATTTTTTGCTTCATAGTCTTGAGGAGATAATCCGCCAGAAACTGCCTTGAATCCTTTATCAAGGTTTACAAGAACTCCGTCCATATCCACATACATTTGATATTTAAGTGGAGACTTTTCTTCTACTTCTTTCAATAGATTTTTTAGGAGTATATGCATATTTTATAAATATCACGGTTTTGTTGAATGCACAAGTTTTTTCTTTGAGTTTTCCCAAACTATCTCGACATCGTAACCGACCGACATTAACTTATTTGTTTTAATGGCATCTTTGTCCCATTTTTCTTTTGCTGTCATGCGCAAAGATTTATTATAATAATCTGATTTGTATTTTTTAGGATTGCAATGCCAATAATCCCCATAGCACTCAATTACTTTTTTGATCGAAGGTATATAAATGTCCACAGAACAATGAACGTCTTTTAGATATTTTTCAAGAACTGCATCTGGATATTTTAATAAAACAAGATCATACGTTTGTTTTTGAAACTTTGATATGCGTTTTCCGTTTGATAATATAGCAGAAGGGCTATCAAAATAGCACGCGGTTCCGTATTTTTTCATACAAGTATTTGCAGCTTTTTCTGGGTTGTTGTATTTATAATTTCCGTATTTTTCTAGTTTGGTTTTTGATATTTTCTCAACCGAGATTGGATCTTTCATAGGATTGTTGTCATTTATCCAAATTTTAAGTTTTTCTCTCTTTTCTTTTGAACTTCTGTTACATTCATTTGAGCAATATTGCTGCAATTTTCCAGATCTTGGGTGTAGTATTCTTTTATATCTGTCAAACGGTTTATTGCAATTTAAGCAATTTACAATTTCGTGATTTTGCGATTTTCTCCAAGCATACATTGCTTTTGTATCTATGAATCTTTTATTTCTGTGCTTCCAATCAACAGTAAAAGATTTACCGGTCCATTCGCAAATTTTATTTATTGACATTGGGTTTCCATAATTTGTTTTCATATAAATATAAATATATGAACCGGTAGGCAAAATGATGAAATCTTGCTATATAAAAAAGAAACCCACTAAAAAGTGGGTTTCTTGTAATCAATTTTTTATGATTTATGCGCTCGGAAAAACGGCACCCGAAGGGAGTACATTGAAGTCCAATACAATCATTTCAGCGGTACGTGTTGGCTGAATATAGATCTGACCATACAATATGCCACGATCAACTAGATCAGGTGTATTGTTGCTGTCGTCCATAACAACCTTGAAGGCATACACACCCGAACGCTGCTGTACGCTTTCCAAGTATGGATTGACGATGTTCAAGAAACGTTGACGAGTTGTTGCTACGTTCTGTTCAAACACTAGGAATCTTGAAGAAGAAGCGATGAACTTCTTCAACGCGATCAATAGACGGCGAACATTTACGCGATCCAATGCACTTGGATTACGTTGCAGTGTCTTCTGACCCCAAGCCACAACGCCTTGACCAGGAAACGCGGCGATTGGGTTTACGTGACCTTCATATAGAGTATCACGTTCAGTGTGTGTCAATCTATCTGCTACAGACACAGCCGTTGGGATACCGCCTCGATTTAGACCTGCTGGGGCAAACCACTCAGCGGCAACTTTATCGTTGGCGGCATAGACGCCCATCATTACTACTGAAGGAGGAACGTTCATGATCTTGTTACTATTGGTCTCAGTAACTTTGACCCAAGGATAATATGTTGCAGCATAGTTTGTATCAAACTGACCGGCCAGATCTACTACGTTTTGAATAGCAGTTGCACCGGCTGTTTGATTTGGAGCAATGTCCATGATATAGAATGCGTCGCCACGACGTTCGCACATATCAACGATTGAAGTTGCTACATATGCGTGGTCTTCGTAGTTAATGCCGGGAACAGTGATGAGGTTGAAATCAAACTCATCCGCATTGCTTAAAGCAGCAATTGATTGTCTATAAGCATATGTACCACGACTTGTTGACGTAGAGCAATCTAGTCCCTGTTGATTTGTTGGCAATATATCATTACCAATTAATACTGGAACAGATGGCGATTGACCATCAAATCCACCTTGGAATCCTAGAACAAAACGACGCTTCTTAACATTTGTATTTTCTTGAGAAGCAACATACAATGGAGAAACTCCGCAATATGTTTCTAGGTCAAACGCAACATTAGCTCCTACCGCAGAACCTTGTGGTACTGGAGCGAAGTATTGCTTATTGTCTAGTTCTGGACCGACGCTAGATCCATTTGGATATAGAGCAGCAAGATCCGCGTCTGCTTGTGCTGGTGCTGGTTGGAATACTACACCAGAAGCATATCTACCTGGCTGTAACAAGTACGCCGAGGCAGAGCAGTATTGCATCGCAGGAATCTTGCCCAAACGAGCATAATCACCGCCGACTGGTGTGGCATATGGACCAAATCCATATGGAATTGCGTCAACTGGCCATGGAGCAGTTGCCATTTCAACACGAACATATTTGCTCTTTTGTGGGAAGTCTCCAAATTCCAGAATCTTACCGTTGAAGTCGATATAGTTGTATGTGTCACCAATACGACGAGCAACATAATTTGCACTATTGACATCCAAGTTTAGATTATCAAAACGTTCTAGATATACAGGCTTTAGGTCTGTATCACTATAGCTGCGAACCGCCAACGTGAATGAACCATACGAGGTGCCAGGTACAGAACCAGGTGACTTTACGTTTGATATTTCAAGTTTATATGCTGTATTTGCAGCGGTGCCATCTGTCAGAGTATGTACCTTGAATAGATCATATGCAGCACTCGAAGACACTCCGCTACCAGTAAAGGCAGCAATTAGCTGTGAGCGAATGAACGGAGTATATGCATTTGTGAGATCAAATGCGGAAGTTCCATCTGCTGGCTCAATACCATCTTCAAAATCCATTGCGTCGCGAGAAAAAATAGCAATCTTCCAGCTACCAGAAGCAAGCATTTGATTTATAATTGTTTTGGTACGATGTTTGAAGTTTTTGTATGTGTATGCTGCTTCAATCTTTTGACCAGCAGCAACAGGAACATAACCAGCTTTTGGATCAGTACCAAACACGTTTGTAATATATTTGTTTGATTCTTCGTCCAATGAGAACTGATATGTACCATAAGAAGAACTTGCCGTATTTCCGCTTCCATCTGTATAGATAGTGTTTAACGCCAACGAGAAATCGGCGGTGACAGAAACGACCGACGATGTTGATAGCAAAGATCCGCTGAATCCATATAGATTCTGACTGCGATCATATGCGGTATTTGCCAATACGGCCAACAATACGCTATCACTTCCGGTGGCATAAGAAGAACTTCCACACCCATCCTCGGTCAATCCAACACCTGGAGTAAATGCGTTTGGATTGAACGCACCATATGAGCCAGTTAATACACCTTCAATTTCAAGTTCAAAATCGCAAGCACCTGGTATGCGGCGGATTGTCAATGAAGACAATCTTGAACCGTTCCAAGGAGCATCGCCAGAAATAGTGAATGAGGTATTTGTCGCAGAAGCTGTGGCAAAGAAGTAATCCAAGCAACCATCGGAAGCAGTAACTGCTCCGTATAGGTTTGTTGAAGAGCTTGCAAATGTAGCAACTTGTAGTGTACCAACTTCGATGGTTTCATCCTCATAGAAACCGCTATCAAATGTTACGCTAACGCTACCAGTAATTTTGAATACGCTATTTGCCGCAGAATTTGGATATAATGTTGCGTCAAGTAGAGAACCAGAAACTACCGAATTTTCTTGAAAGCGTCCATATTGACCAGGTGTAGCTGTGACAAACAATGCTTTCTGTTGATTGTATCCAGAAAGACCGCCAACGCGGACAACTGTGACTTGTCCTTGCTGACGAAGATATTGCTGGGCTGTGATTGGGCCGTATAGTGTGCCGTCCGCATCACCGAAGATGGTGCTTAAATCACCTTCGCTGTTAATTACGGTTGGTGAAAATCCCGGTCCTTTTGGGAATGGGGCTACTACCACGCCGCCGATTGCTGCTACGCCCTGTGCAAGAAACGATTGATCTACTTCTCTGGTGAATACACCAGGCGAAACGATTCGTTCTGAAGGGCTATATGTTCCATTTTGTTCGATTGCCATAGTTTTTTAACTCCTATATAAAAAGTTGTAAATATAAATATGACACTAATTTTTCAAACAATAAAAAATCCTCCACTAATATGGAGGATTTTGGGTATTATAATAAATATAACTATTATTACGATCTTGGCGTAAATGCGCCTGTATTAATATCAAACGTACCTTCGCCATACTTGGCTACGATCTTATCCAAAAATACTTTTTCTTGGGCTTCTATAGCAGCCAATCGTTCATTAAGTCGCTTTTCTGTTTTGGCTATTTCACGCTTTTGCATTTCTAATTGACCAAGCGAAATAGTAGCTTGTTCATATGCTTCGCGAATAGCAGTTAGTTCTTGTATTTCTACTGCATCAAATATTTTTTGCTCAAGTGATGCAGGCTGTTGTATGTTTGGTGTATTTAGTTCCATAATGTTTTATAACGGTTTATATATGTATATATACAGAATTTTGTATAAAAAATCAAGTATTTTAATTCCAAGGTGCTGGCAATCCTTGTGTGGTTTGTGCCGTTGAAGCAATTACTTGTTCAATAAGATTGTCTGTTATTTTTTGCGTATCAAGAAATTGTTCGGTCCAACCTTGTACAATTTGTTGTGTAAGTTGATTAAAAGGTACTATAGAATTTAATTCACCTAGTACGAGTCGTACTATACCCACATTGGATGCTGAAGAAGTGCTATCCGTAGCAGTTACAACATAACCGTAACTATAAACTACATCGTTTAAACCATTATATGTGTTATACACATTGAAGTTGTTATATTGCCATGATATATTCATATGTTTTATTTTTTAATATTTTATTACTATATAGCCTTGAACACCACTCCCGCCTCCACCTTGGCCATAATTACTAGTATAGTCAGGATCGGTATTATTTCCCGGATTGGTTCCGCTACCGCTTATATTTGATACAAGATAGCCTCCTTCAAAGCCAGAAGTTGCGCCGCCACCTCCAGCACCTTGCCCACCACCCCCACCACCAGCATATCCACTACCACCCCCACCAGATTCTACGGTCAAGGATTGATAATTTGGAGGGTCTTCTCCATCTGGGCATGAATTATTTGCACCTGGCCCGCCACCAGCCATAATGGATCCAGAAAAATCAGCATTAGCCCCAGCCGTAGGGTCTTCATCGTGACAGCCGGTACAATAAGCATTTCCGCCAAGACTACTTGTACCACCCCCAACACCACCATTCCCACTTTCTCCCGCGCCACCTCCACCTCCCGCAATAAAATACGAATCTACATTTTTATATATTCTAGATCCTCCCCCACCAAGCCCCGCATGAATTTTTCCTCTCGGAATGTCGCAATTTTCCGTTAAATTTCTAGCGAGACCCCCCGCTCCTATATCTATATTTAACACATCGTTTGGTGCAACACTTAAGTAACCTCCGATAAATCCACTACCGCCACCAGTTCTGGTATCTCCGTTACCACCACCTCCTCCTGCCCACAATTTTACATATAGTTGAGTAACATTATATGGAACCGTAAAAGTTGTAGTAGAAGTAAAATTTACGGTATTTGTAAATGTTTGGCCCGGCAACGAAACATTTATGGAATTCATGCTCATAAGCAATATCAAACCAGTCCAGTACCTGTTACATAAAATGTATTGCTTGATACACAAGTAATGCTTGCAATACCATATAATGCCAAAGTTCTGCTTCCTGTATTTGAGGTGCCCGCCTGACGTAATAATACAGAAGATCCTTGTGTAATTGATAATGTACTTGAGCCGCTGTTTATGACGGTAACAACATCACCAATATTAAATACAGAAGCAGGTACGGTTATGCTTGCGGTAGTGAATATATGTTTTCCATTATCTGTTCCGACAAGAGTATATCCGGCAGTTTGCAAATTTTGAGGGATGTCTCTTACATTTCCATTAAAATCAAGTATAGATCCAGTAACAAACAAAGACCCGGTGATAAGTACACTCCCATTAACATCCAAAGAAGAATTTGGAGTGCCTTTATTTATACCTATGCTGCCGGAAGTAAGAATAGACCCTGTTATAAACATGCTACCGCTCATACTCAATGAACCGGTTATAAATACACTACCACTTATATCCAACGCGGCATTATGTAATGGAGATTTTCTTACACCAACACTGCTGCCAGTAACAACCAGAGCATTTGTATTATATCGTCCCATTACTACTCTGTCGTCGCTGAATACTTCTAAAATAGGTAATCCAGAAATATCACTTACTGCCATCAAGCTACCAGAAAGACTATCTGATATGCTAAACAAACTTCCTGAATTACCAAGAAAAGCAATACTACCTGAAGTTAATACTTCTAATCTTATTGTATTAGCCTGACTGCCGCTGAATTGTATAACAGGAGCAGCAGTAGTAGAACTTCTATTTGGAATTATAAGAATATCTGACGGCATAATTTATTATATATAAATATAGATATATAAAATTATTGTGGTTATTATAAACCAAAACGTGATCTTGTTGAGTCGTAGTTTTGAAGGATTTCTGCATCAGATAATGCTCGATTATATATCATTACATTTCCAGTTTTATGATTTCCATATTTTCCATAAATACTGGCATCATTTCTTGCTATATCAACATATATTGATGTAGAAGTGCTGGTCACTGTTCCGCTACGTAAAGAACTCCCATTCGGTTGTTTTACCCCATTCACAAACATCTCTATAGTAGCGGTAAAACTTGGCACACGAGAGCAACAAAATAGCCATTTATTTTTTTCAAATACAGTTGATGTCCAAAATTGATTAACCGTTGTTCCCCCAGCTCCTTGTATCATAGTGCATAATGTAAATGTAGTGCTACCGTTTCCTCCATTTCCTGTATAATAAAATGCCCATCCAGCACCAACGCCTATATCATCTGCTTTTTTGACTATACCAAAAAAAGTATTAACACCCACAGGCACAGAATTCACATTTATCCAAGTGCAAATAGTCATAGTTGGTAAATTATCCAATATGTTTCCAAGATTTACAAAGTCGTTTGTACCATCAAAAACTATAGAACCAACACCATCTGTACTAAAAGTCGGTCCATTAGTCAATGAGCCCGTATAATTATTACCGGTCAAATCAACCCAAATAGTGCCAGAACCTGGATAACTCTTATTATTACCCGCATCCAAATGCAATACTAAACCATTTGATATTGTCTTGATTGGTGCTTCTATGCTCATAGTCCAAATCTTGTTTTTGTTGCGTTATAGTTCTGAAGAACTTCAGAGGCAGATAATGCGCGGTTGTATACCTTAACCGAAGCAATTCCTCCGGAAAAATAACCATAATCTCCATAACCTACACGAGTATAATCTCCATACACCGTAGTTCTTGGGCTTAATAATCCAGTTCTTGCAAAACTACCATTAAAATACAATGTGGGTTGTTTATTGTTGTATACAGCAACTACATGCGAAAATGTTGTACTTGGTATAGAGGCGGTATATATTAATATAGGAGCCAATAAAGAATTTCCGTGTTCAATGACAACCACAGAGTTTGTTCCTACTGATATACCTGCACCAGAATTGGTGCCATAATTTGCCGGAGCAATCACATTTCTTTGCGAAGTTCCTAATCCCGCACCAGTACCTAAAGTTGATTCTGTTGCAGGTTGTAAATTAGTAGAAGTTGGTCTGCACCATATTTCATATGTAAAAGTATTAGTGGATATTCCAGAACTGGCTGTAATATTGCACTGGTCATTTGTATTATCAAAAATAATATTACCATTATTGCTGCTATTATACGTTGGTCCATTTATCAAAGAACCTGTATTATTATTTCCACTTAAATCAACCCACGAAGTTCCACTGCCCGGATAACTTTTGCTATTGGCGGCATCCAGATACAATACCAATCCATTCGTAACTATAGTTGGTCCGTTATAATAGCTCATAATCCAAATCTTGTTTTTGTAGCGTTGTAGTTTTGAATGACTTCTACTGCTGATAATGGGCGGTTATATAACCGCACTGAAGATACATAACCAGATAAACGTGCATGAAAGCCAGCAAATCCAACCGTATATGGAGTTGTAGTCGAATAAAATGTAGAACCGGCAGTACCAGAAGCTGCAATTTGTTCGTTTAAATACAATACATGAGATGTTCCATTGCTCGTTCCAACCATATGATACCAAGTGTTTGTAGAAACTGTTCTTATGGCTTGAGCGTTTATAGGACTACCTCCATATCTTTGATACAAAAAAGCCGATGTTCCAATATTATACCATAATCCATATGTTCTATTTGAATTATTAACTGCATCAGATTTTCCAAAAACTCTAACCCAGTCGTTAGTATTTGAAGAAATATAAAACCAAGCCTCGGCGGTCATGTTCCCTGTTGTGTCAACTTGAGCATTGTGTACGCCATTTACATAGTCGTCTGTTCCATCAAATACAAGACTACCTCCGTTTGCATTATTAAATGTGGGTCCACCAGAAGTGGTTCCGATATTACCACCTCCACTTAAATCTGCCCAACTTGTTCCGCTACCAGGATAACTCTTGTTATTAGCAGCATCGAGGTATAATACCAAACCATCGGTAACTATTCTTGGACCATAGTCTGGCATATAAAATATTATGGTAGGCTACCAGTCATTGGACTGGACCATTCACTTGTGCTTAATATATCAAGTATTTCAGCATGTGTATATGGACCTTCTGTGCCAGTCATTGTGGCTACAAATGCTGGTGCTTCACCATTCCATTTTACAAATGTTTTAGTTTCATCTACAGATTTACGTACTGTATCTGCTGATGTTTCTAATACTTGACTAAAGTCAACTTTATTTAGTTCGCTGACTGGAAAGATAAGATATTCTCTGTTTTCGTATATGTCGCTCATATGTTATTTATTATAATTGTTAAGGTTGTATATATAAATATAAAGAATGTTATAAACCATAACGGCCTTTTGTGGCGTGATAGTTTTGGCGGGTTTCTTTTTCGGACAGTGCTCTGTTGTATATCTGAATTGCTGCAATGTTGCCGTTGAAAAATTGCGTCCCATCAGTTCTTCCTCCTATTATGATAGGGTCAGAACTGCTCCACGTACCAGTATTAGCACTGCCCCTAAAAGACCCATTCAAATATGTCTTGTATCCATTTGTTATAGAGTTCCCTTCTCTCACAAAAGTAGCGTGATACCAAACATTGGCGGATATTCCTGTCATATTTAACGATGGTCCGCTAGTCAAAGTATCGGATGCCCAAAATCCCATACCGCTAGTGTCATCGTCCATCAACATAAGCATATATGATGGAGTTCTTACGCTTATGATATTTTTAAATCCACTAGAAACTACATTGGTTCTAAACCACGCTACCCAAGTAAAAGATGTTGTTGAGGTGCGTGTTGTTGAAGCATAATCATCAACGCCATCAAATACAATGTTTCCGCCATTAGTACTATTATACGTAGGTCCATTTACTAATGAACCTGTATTACCATTTCTACTCAAATCAAACCAAGTAGTACTGCCACTAACAATACTTCTATTATTGGCAGCGTCCAAATACAATACCAAACCATTTGTAATAATATCTGGTCCGCCTTCTACACTCATAATCCAAACCTTCCTTTATTTGCGTTGTAATTTTGCAAGATTTCTGCATTGGTCAGTGCTCTGTTGTATAGTTGCAACATGCCAGTTCGCATATTTCCATAAACTACATTTCCTCCACTTATATCATCGCGAGCAACATCAACAATCGCAGTATTGGATATACTAGTTATGGTTCCAAATTGATACGGACCAATTCCCTGTTGTATTCCATTCATGAATACATCTATAGAATTAAATGTATTTACTCTACCGCACATATATAGCCACGTATTTAAACTAAATACCGACGTTGTGGTTGGTTGATTAAATTCATTTCCAAAATCGCTCTGACACAGCACAAGCGTTTGAAAATTAGTAGAAAGGGTGCTAGGTCTAAATGCATATAACGCCCACCCCGCCTCACCAAATATGTCATTGCATTTTTTAAATATGGTTATGTATTTACTACTAGAAAATGGAGCCAATACGTTAAACCAAGAACATATAGTCATTGATGGTATATTATCCAGTATATTTCCAAAACTTACATAATCATTTGTACCATCAAATGTAATACTTCCTAGGCTAGATGTGCTATATGTTGGCCCGTTTATTAACGAACCCGTTCTATCATTTGCACTCAAATCTCGCCAAATTGTACTTCCGCTAGTATAACTTTTTACATTTGCAGCATCGGCACAAAAAACCAATCCACTTGTCACCATTTTTGGTCCATTGCTATAACTCATAATCTAAACCTTCCTTTTGTGCTATGATACATATTAAAAACTTCAGAAGCAGTTAATGCTCTGTTGTATATTTGTGCAGAGTGTATTACTCCATTGAACGATGGATAATTTCTGTGTCCACCAATTGCAACAAATTCGTTCAAATAGTCCATGTCAGTTTGTCGTACAGCATTTGTTGAAGACGCAACCAACGCCCCATTTACATATTGATTTACTATTCTGTTTGTTCTGTCTATTGTTCCAACAAAATGATAAATTGTATTCGCTTGAAAATTTGGAGTTGCTACAAATTGCTGTTCTCCCGTGGCGTCGTTTGTGGTAAAATATGTATTATTTCCAGTTTGTATAAACAAACAATATTGTCGGTCAACATTACTACTTTGCATTTTTACTAATATTGAGTGATCCGAATTATTGGCAAAAAGACGAAACCACACGGATATAGAAACTGTGCGCAATATGTTTGAGCCAATTGAAGGAGTATCGTTTACTCGTACATATCCTGCCGTATTGTTATTAACTATGCCTCCACCGAAAGAACTTGTATATGATACCGTACTAACCAACGAACCTGTATTACCAAATCCACTCAAATCAAACATTATTGTGCTACCGCTGACAAAACTTTTTACGTTGCCCGCATCAAGACACATCACTAATCCGTTTGTTGAAAGTTGTGGTCCTCCGATTACACTCATAATTTTTTATTTTAATTTTTTGGCTGCGGTAGATAGTAATATGCTATTACCAGCATCAAGATGCAGTACTAATCCATTTGTTACTATTCTTGGTCCATTGCTATAACTCATACATTATTATATATTATGCCAAAGAAGGAAATCTTGCAGTAGTCCAATCTATTATTACATTGTCAAAATTATAACTGCCAGAAGGACTATAGTTATTTCTTGGATTTGACCACCCCGCTCTAAAATATGATATAGTTGCCGTTGTGCTGGAAGCAAAAGATTGTCCAATAAAACTGCCAGTTACATCATATACATGTCTCGTATATCCTTTACCACCTTCAAACAATATATCTAATCTGTAATATGAATTTGGCAGTGCTTGTACACCCATCAAATATTGTTCGTTGTTTCCTGGTCTACTCATCGTGATTGAATCAGTTCCAAAATCGCCATAAACTACAGAATTAAAGCCTCCGGTAGAAGCAAACCTTGTATACATACTAATTGATACTCTACTTGATGCTGGAAAATTATATTGAAACCACGTATTTATGCCTCCGCCATAAGTGGGATTTAATGTAATACTTCTATTACCACGAATGGTTCTATTGTTTACTTTATTTATTCTGTTTTGAACAAAGTTAGATCCGCTAAATATGTACGGAAATGCACCAGAAAGAGTCCAGTTAGAACCGGTGGTATTATCTGTGGCATCCAAAATTGTTGTATTTACTACGTTGTCTGGTATTTCAAATGTAAGCCACGCATCTGCATACACACTTGGTTCGCTCAAATATCTATCTTTACCAAAATCATACAAACGTGAAATTTCTTGTGCAGATAATGCTCTATTGTATAAACTAGATATTCCTATATCTCCTTTAAAATATCTGTTTGAACTTAACTTTTCTGCGCCAATTTGTATTCTATCTGCGTTATATTGATATGCACTGCCAGACCTTGAACCTGTTCTTACTAATTGACCATCGAGATATAATGACAATCTATTATTCGCCACATCTTCAACGCCAGTAACCATATACCATTTATCATAAAAGAACGATGAAGAAATTGTATATTGCGTAGATGGTCCGTTTGTAAATGTATCAAGATATATAAGTGGCAATGCAGTCATAGAACCGGACACTGTAGACGAAGTTGTGTTTGTTCTTATACTAAATTGAGGATCGGCAGATGCGCTCATTATAGAAAATAATCCAGCATTTTGGTCTGATGATGTATTTCTTTCGCCCTGTCTAAACCATACGTTTATTGTTTTTGATGATATGCTAGATGATGGGTTGGTATATGTTGTGGCGGATATATAATCATCTATTGCGTCAAATATAAAATATCCTTTACTGGATGTTGAATAGCCTACGCCATTTACTAAAGAGCCGCTATAATTAAAAGGACTAATCGGACTAAACACAGTAGTACTTCCGGTGATATATGACTTTGGACCACCTGGATCAAAATTCAATATCAAACTGTCGGTATTTACTTTTGGACCATATAATGTTGCCATATATATAACTATTGTATATATACACTTTTTATGATAGCCCAAACCGCTTCTTTTCCATGTTATAATGTTGAAGAACTTCGGTAGCGGACAATGCTCTGTTGTATATTGATACTTGTGCTATGTTTCCATTATATGGTCTTGTTCCACTTTGCCATCTTCCAATATTTACATTACCTGATCCTACATTTAGATTACTTGCCAAACTCTGGGATAAACCGCCATTCACATATACGTCCAGAGTGGAACCCTGAACGCCAGTAATCATATACCATGTTGAAGTTGACAATGCTTGTGCTGCGGTGTGATGAGTAGTTCCATTCCAAAAATATGGTCTATTAGTATCCAGTAACGCTAAATGCCAAGTATTACTTGAACTATCTACGATATGTTGATTTGCTGCAATTGAAAATTTAATCCAAGCGTTTACTGTAATCTTTCCTCCCGTCGTTATTGTACCGCAATTTACATAATCATCAGTACCATCAAATACAATAGTACCCCCATTAGCACCATTATAGGTTGGACCACCAGTCAATGTTCCATTGTTTCCATTTCTGCTAATATCTGTCCAAGTAGTACTACCACTAACAATACTTTTACTATTTCCCGCGTCCAAATACAATATCAATCCACTTTGCACTGCTCTACCAAGACCTGCTGCTACTCCATATGCACTCATAATCCAAACCTTTTCTTTGTTACGTTATAGTTGTTCAGTATTTCCGTTGCGGATAATTCTTTATTGTAAAACTTCATCATAGATATTCTTGAATTTGTATAACCAGAACTTGGTAAAGTTGCAATATACCCCGTTGTAGCAGTTCCAATCGGAGCATTCAAGCCTGTACCAGAATGCCAGAGATTTCCATTCAAATAAATTCTCATTGTGCCTGCGGTGGCATTTTTTGTGAATACCCAATACTGCCATCCACTGCCCTCATATCCTTTATTTATTCTATCAAACGCACCAGTTCCGTTCCCTGCGTCAAAATAAACGGTATTATTTCCTCCCCAAGGAATACTAACGGCAAAAATTCTAGCTCCTCCGGAACCTTCCAGATACACCGTAAAAGTACTAACCGTATTGCTTAGAACTGTATTCCATACACAAAAAGAAACTTGACTGCCAGTAATTGTAGAAGGATTTGCTATACTACAATAGTCGTTGCTACCATCAAACGTTAAATAACCACCGTTTAAACTGCTAAATGTCGGACCGTTTAGCAACGACGCACTAACATTATTTCTACTTATATCCGTCCAAGTACTGCTTCCACTAAAATGGCTTTTTATGTTACCAGCATCAAGGTACATTACTAAATTATCTGAAACTAATCTGCCTCCTGAATTATAACTCATATGAACTTGTCTCCGGTGCTGCTAATCCCCATATAACACATTGCTTTATATAGTTGATACTGTTTCTCTCTAAAGTTTCTTCTTCACTTAATCCAGTCGGTACATCAATAAATATACCATCATCAAATTGCTCCATAGTAAGTGTTCCATTGTATAATAATCCAATGTTGTCTGAAACAATTGACGCAAATGATGCAACTTCGGAATAACTAGAATTGGTTAGTTTTCTAGCAAAGTGTAAATATTTTGGCTCATCGTATATCATCTTATATATATCTCCACTCTTGCTGCTCTATTTATTCCTGTAGAATCCTGACAACAACTGATTCTATCGCCGGCAGAATAACCTTGCCACGTTCCCGGCATCATACCTATTCCGCCACTCACATCATCGCTACCCATATCTCCGTTGGGATATAGTCCTCCACCATTTTCATTCCATCCAAATCCCCATCTAGTTCGTGCCGTAGCTGGATTATTTCTGTAATTATATCCATAAAATCTAACATCGACTTGACTAGAAAATATACCACTCGCCCACCCAGAAAATAATTTTGCGTCTCCTATAAAATATCTATCCACGGTATTAAAAAAAGATATAGGAGTAATTTTAGTTCCGCTATAAAAATTATTTTGTAACCAAGTCCATACACCTCTACCGGGTATACTTCCTCCCGTTCCTGTTGTAATATCTGGCCAAATTGCCATCATATCTTTGGCCTTGAAATGATTCATACATTCAAACTTGGCATTTCCATTATCTCTATTTACCGCAGAAGAACTAAATGTATTTGATGCCGTCCAATAGCTCGCAGTATAGCCAAATACCAAAGAACTTGTGTTTGCTTTTAATGCAAGCATCCATCCCCCGCCATCAAACGAACTTGTCATTATACAATATGTTTGCGTAGGACCAACGGTAGGTAGATTTATCCAATAAACTCCATCTGTCGAATTTGGATAAAAATATTGTATTGATTGTGCGCTAAGAGCGGCATTTGCTGCGGAACTGCCGTCGTTTCTTGCAGATTCTGGAAGTGGACCAAATCGTGTGGACATAACATTATTTATTTTTTATATTTCTACTATTAGTTTTGGTATATCTTTACGTTCTGCCTGTACAAGATAATAACAATATATATTACTACCGCCGTTATTATTGCTTATATGCACATATTCTGAGTTTGTATATGTTACAAACAAGGTTTGATA